GGAGAACAGTACATACTCGAGTGCACGCAGGCGGGAACCACGGGAAATACCGAACCTAATTTGTCAACTATATCGGGGGGGGTAGAAGTTAATGACGGAAGCGTGAAATGGACGGTCAAAACGGTAACCTCAAAAGAATATGTAGACAAAAAAACAAAAGACAACAAAGACTACATCGATACGAAAATTAACAATTGTGAACAAAAGCAAACAGCTAAAATAATCAATGTAAATGTAGAAAGTCAATATGTAGAAAACATGTCTTGTATACAGATCGGACACGTTGTGCAAGTATCATTTGATTTAAAGAAATCTGATGAATCCCGCGGAACGGCGTTAATAGCATCGGGATTGCCGCGTGCGGCTGTAGACTTTATCTTTAGTGAAGCGATTCATGGGGATGAAGGCGGATCAGTGAGATTTAAAATGATGTCAAATGGAGAACTAAGATTTCATTATCCGCTTCTATATACGGCAACACTGGGACATGAATTTGCGGCAGAATTTACATATTTAACAAACGATTGAGAGGAGCAAAAAATGCAGGAAATCACAGACGGAAGCGCGAAATTCAGAGTAGTAGATAGACGGTTAAAAGCGATGATTGACATACTCTATCCGATCGGGATAGTGGTAACAACAGCAACAGACGATGCGCTAAAGCCAGGCGAAGCAGACGGATTGGCGCAATGGGAAGAAATCGCACAAAACAGAGTGCTACAAGGTACATCAAGTGGCGCCGGCGGAACAGTAGAAGCAGGGCTGCCGAACATAACCGGATACATAATAGGGTATGGTGGTAGAACAGGATTTGGAGGGGCAGGCGGAATGGCTTATCTATCTGATGAGCAAGAAAGAATCCCATCGATGGGAGATATTGTTCCGGGAAATAAGTCTTCGTTAAAAGTAGTACTTGATGCGTCAAAATCAAACAATATTTACGGAAACTCAAGCACTGTACAACCGCCGGTATATAAAGTGCATTTTTGGAAGCGCATTAAATGAGGCGGTGCGCGATGGAAAGAAATGACGGAGAAAAAATAACAATGCAATTTGTAGAACGGATGGCAAAAATGGAAGAAAAACTTGACATGCTCGTTAGAATGCTCCCTGAAATTACTGCATTGCAAATTGCGCAGGCACGATCTGAACAAACCGCAGCATCAGCTCACAATAGAATTGACAACATCTATAAAGTAGCTGGCTTGATCTCGACTATTATCTCAGTGGTTATCGCATTAATCGGAAGGGCGGTGTGAAATGAAAAAATTAAAATCACTCTGGAGAAAAGCCAAAAGCTATTTCCGGAAAATAAACGCACCGTTGTTGTATTGGGCAATACTCTATGCGGTTATCTGCATTTTCTGTATTCTTCTTTATATCCTAATGACAATTGCTGATTGGTTGATCACCGGAAAAGGAAATGAGCCGGAGTTAAGACTATTCATAACAATGCTTTTATCCGCGGGGGCAGTCGGGGGCATAGTCGGAATAGGTAAGATGTTTGTAGACAAAGACGGGAATCAAATACCTGATGTATTCGAAAAGGACGATGGGAAACCACCGTTCTTTTTCGCGAAAGGAGAAAAAAGTGACGAAAGAAGAACTGGCAAGAGCGATAGCGAAAGGGATAATTGAGACAGGAATTGAAGGAGACTACGGTTCCGTTTCTTGCTCAACTGCTGGAGATTACCCGTCAATCGGTGTAAGCCAGTGGGAAGGAGAAAGGGCTAACCGTCTGTTGGAAAGCATTTCCGGCGGAGCGCACTATGCATATCGCAGTTATTATGACTTGAAATACTCTTATGCTATCCAAGACTTGAAAGAACTCTTGATGAGTGATGAAGGACAGCAAGCACAGCTCGATATGCTTGCCGAAGACTGTGAAGATTATGTAGAAACACTCTGGGAAGTGCCTGATCTTGATGACACAAAGTGCACTATCTACGCAGGAATGTGGTGCCCGACATCTGAAACAGTAGTGAGAAACTTCTTAATGCGAAGACAAGAAAGAGGATATGACCTGCGGGACATCAATGTAATCTATGAACTTTTCAGAGAACAGTATGCATACGCAGCATGCTGTGAAGAATACGCGGAGGGCTACGCGAATAGAGCCGATGCAACGTATGAATATGTAATGAGCTTGGAGGGATGAAAAATGAACTATCAGGAAAAAGCAAAACAGATTGTTATCGATTACTACAATGAACGTGTAGAGATAACAGATAATAAAAAACTGAAAGAAAGTGAAGTTTTTATCGTATGGTTTAGTAAAATATTGCAGAACTGGAAAGCGTTGATAAGCACGACAATATCCGATGGAATGTACTACGAAGTCACATACAATGGTGACAAAAAAGAAACATATCTTGATGCATATAAAAAATGGGAAAACGTTTGTGTAAAAGATGAGGAGGTCTAAAATGGAGTTGAGTAAAACCGTAAAAATGATGGATAGTACAGATTACAAAGAAAGATTCAAGGCAGAATACTTTCAAACAAAAATCCGATATGACAAGTTACACCAAATGCTGATTAAATATGAAGCGGGAACGCTTGATTTTACTCCAACTTGCGATATTGAAATATTAGAAAGGCAAGCAAGGTACATGGGGAATTATCTTAAATGCTTGGAGATAAGAGCAGAAATCGAAAAGATAAAACTGGAGGTATAAATGTGGAAAATGTTATTAAAAAACATTATAAAAGTATTATTTTGTGCATTTTTGTTATTTTCTCCATCGTTTTCATTGCAAGCCGAGGAGACTACGGAATACATCACACTGACAGTTCAGGAGTGGAACGATTTCAAAACGGACTGGACAGAGCAGATGACAGAATTAACCGTGTTGAAACAGAACTTGAGCATGTTGACGTTGAACTCGACCGAGCAACAGGAACAAGCAGAGAAATTACTCAAGAAGTGCAACAGCTTAGAGATGGAATTAGGCAGAATCAAGCTGTCCTTAAACAGTGCGAAGATCTCATTGACAGAAGCGAAGAAAGAAATCGCAGAGTGCACGAAAGAATTAGAATTATTGAAGAACGAAATCGACAAGTTGAAACACAAATTGAGACTGGCAAAAAGACAACGTGACGCATGGGCAATAGGAACACCGTTGGCATTTATAGCGGGATTCCTTGTTGCAAAGAATTAGTTTTATCACTATCTGCAAAACTGTTTTTATTGTATAATATAAATAGTTGAGCCGTGGAGTATTGCACAAAGCGGACCAGAAAAAGAGTTCTGATGTGGAAATTGCATCAGGGCTCTTTTCTTTTTAAGGAGGATTATATGAGATGGTTTTTATATGCACCGTTGCAATTACTCATTATGATAATCTGCTATATTACTAATCCAGTTATAGTGATGTTTGCCGACAAAGACGGGGAACTGCACGGCTTTTTAAGGAAGTGGCAGACGTTTGATGATTCGTGCGATAGCGAAGACTGCGTGATAAAATATGTCCCGATGTGGATGCGATATGATTTTTACAAATACTACCGCGCAGAGAAGCAATATAATCCGAACTATGGACGGGTTACGAAAGGATCAATTAACATTGCGTCGCTGCCGTTAATCGATAAATTGAAGCGATATTGTTGCCGTGTTTTCTGGCTGTCAAGAAACTGTGCATATGGTTTTGCAATTGACTGGTTCGGAGCGATAATCAATCCAGATAATGTAGTAGTCATTGATGATTATAGAGCAGGAGAATTCGAAAGAAATATACTTGTTACGCGGGATCTGAAATATTGGAAAATATATAATTCCATGCAAATTCTGAACACAAAATACCGATGGAAAATATATTTAGGATGGAAAATCCATAACGTAAAAAGTATACATAGGGCAATGCTGGCATTTCGGATATGGGTCTGCAAAGCAAATTAA